AGGGTTGTCTACACCTTGATAGACTTTGATAGGGCGACTGTACACGACTCGGTTCCTTACTGTAAATATGCTGGGATCAAATACTTGAACCTCTGCTGTATTGGGGTAAATGTAGGCTTTTACTGTTATCATTTCTGGGCCTTTTACATATTTAGCAAGAAAACAAAACCCATGTCCAAACCAAAAATAAATAAAACGTGGACAAAATTAAACAACTATTGGCGCAATATCCCTATCTAACCCTACTTACCTACGGAGGCAACGAGTACGTGGGCATTATACAAAATGCCGACGAGCAGATCACTACAATCTATGATTTTGCCAGCTTGAAAACTGCTGAACAAAAGGTGTTGTTCTTACAGTTGGGCGATACTTGGTGGTGGGAAAGCAATAGGATTATCCCTATCAATGTGTTCTTAAAAACAGAATGGGCACCGTTCAAGTTCTGTGTTAAAACCATGAACAGCAAGGACGTTGAGATTAAACTAGGCCCTCAAGTTAGCCTTAAAGAAATGGCCATGAAGCGCTCAAAGCGCCGATCAATTACTCTTGTTCGCAAAGTAAGTTGATGTGTACACAGACTAGGTGTGCGTAAGCACAACTATGGGACTTTTTGAAGCTGTACCCATCAGTAGCATCCCAGATAGTCTCTGCTACTTCTTTCCAGCTCTTACCAATCAAGTGACGTTTGCCTGGCCGTATGATGGCCAGGAACATCATCATTCTAGGAATCGTATCCACAGGTTCTGGCATCTTTAATAGTGTATCATAGTGATTGCCAATGTGAATTAAGCGAGCGCAGAACTCGGGGTCATATATTCTAGCCCAGTCTGGCTCTTTAGCCATCAAGTCTGTCAAATGTTGCTCACTCTTAATCTGTGTATATAACGACACATTCAAGAAGTCCAACTTGGCATAGCCACGTTCTTCTGCTAGTTTGTGATCAATGCTGGCACAGCCCACAAAAGGATCTGTGGGAATATCTGTTACATATACACCGGTGTTGTGCTTGATTAGTTTTCCATCACGAATAATTCCTGCAGGCGTATGCTGGAGTAATTTTAGTGCTCCTTCCCTGTTAGGGAAATCGATATCGATGTCTGATTTAAATTTCATTTAAATAATTTTCAATTAAAAAATCAGCAAAATATTCATGACCTTGAAAGTTTATATGTCCAATATCATATTTTTTACCGTGTATTTCTTGGATATGTTTAGATACTCTAGGAAAATCTTTGCATATATCTACAAAAGAACTGGTGAAAAAGTTTATTACATTTTTATCAACAAATAATTCATCGTAAAATGGTTTAATAAAAGGGGTATTAAAATCCACCGGTTCTTGCAAACATGATGATAACAATATCAATCTAACATTATTTAATTTGCACCAATTACTCAGTAATACTGACTGCTGGAGTAGCGTAGTAGTTTCTGCCTCAATATTATATTGTGTTACCCATTCTTTAGCATAGGATTTTAGCTCGGATGGGAAAACCGTAGAGCCCAACCAATCTAGTCCAGTTACAAATTGATAACTTGCAAATCCCCCATCATTGGAATTTTTCCACTTAGTGGGTTGTATATTTTCATCCCATACTTCTGACCGGATGGTGAAACTCAACGATATTATCGCAGTAATATCTTTTTCTGTTTTTTTTAATTCTATTAGATCTCTTAGACTAGTTCTAAATATCCGAGAATTACAGGACCCTGGAATCCCTGCGTTGATAGATTTTGTGTTTAACTTTTCTTTAAGATAGTCACTGTAGACTTTTCCGCCTGACATAACGGTGTAGCTATCGCCATTTACATAAATCATAGTCCTGCTGCCTTTAGTATGTCTTTGCACCACTGCGATTCTTCTGCGTAGTCTTTTAACTTTTGTTGCCAAGTGTCGGGATCAATATAGGGCAGGATCATTGCGATCTGCTCTTCATCCATTCTCTCCAAGCAGGCCACTCCACTATCGCAATTAAATATAACCCAAGGACTAATGCGGCCGCTTGCAATGTGATGGCATATCCTATTAACATTAGCATAGCGAAAATAGTCGTTAAAACCGTTCTTGAGTTCAGGGTGTGCTTCTGCATATTCTGTCATTTCCTTGATGGCACGTTCCATTGCATCCTGTGGCATTTCCTTTTTCAAGTAGTCCAACATCCACTGTTCGTATAGACTATCTTTACACCAGTAGTCTAGTTTCTTGTTGTTCTTTAAGAGCCAGGTAGTAAAACTAGTAAAATTGATAGCACGTATAGCCACACAATATCGTCCGTACTTAATGAAAGCACTATAATAAGGACTAGCAGCGAAATCCTCGTAAGACTTACTGCGGGTGGATGACTGTGTTGACTGGTAGAATTGATTGTAGGCTCTATATCCAAACTGAACTCCTGTTTCGTTTTGTTGTTGCGCTCTGCGTTTTTGCTCACAAAGATGTGACGCAAGCGTAGTTTCCTTGCGAAATAGTTTGTCACAGTAACGGCACTTATAGGTCGGACTTGATTCGTTTGTCGTCCCATCCGTGTGCTCTTGCAAGTTGCTTGAGATCATCTTTACTATTGATTCTGGCGAGTAGTTTAATTTCATCGTATCTCAATTCTGGGTATAGCTCTGCCAAAAACTTTTCTGCTTTGTTGTTTGCACTATCTTTTTTCTTTGCTGCCAGCCACTTGTGATGCTGTTTGCCCATGCCTGGACTTACTGTGGTTGCTAGTAGCCATTGAAACTTCTTGTGCTGGCTTGTACTGATGTCAAAGAAGTTCTTGTTCAGTCTTTCGTTTAGACTCATCAAGTAGTAGGCCTGCATGTCATTGCTGCCCTGCACGTCTGAACCCCACCGTATCATCAGGAACGGACTGAACTTTTTCTTTTCTTCGTCTGATAGTTCGTCATAGAAGTTTCTATTCTTCTTGTCGAACTGTTCCATCTCATAGCCAATGTATAGTTTATCTGGGGAGCCTGCCATTTTCATCTTTCAGTAGGTGGTAAAGTTCTACACAACGTTCACGGTATTCTACCATTGCTGGGTGTGTGCTGCGACGAATCTGGCCCCATATCATAGACTCACGAATTTGTTCTATTGTACTAGGATCTTCTCGTATTGTTGCACGTTCTGTGGTACCTGTTTCACGTGCATATATTGTAGCACCCTTGTCGGGACTTTCAAAGATTTTTGGTGTCATGCTGTTTGTCCTTTTCAGACATGACAGGATCGCCTGCCAAGGGCCATGCGATGCCATAAGCGTTCCACATGAAGTTTTCTTCTTTGGGCTTGTTGTAAGGAGCGTCGACTATGTACTGTACGATTGCCTCATCGCTTATGACAAGATATCCGTGTGCATACTCAGGCGGAATCAACAATGCTGTATTGCTGTCCAGTGTAACTGCACACCAAGCACCAGTTTCTGGATTTAGCACCACATCGTAAATTCTACCTTTGATGGGCATGACTAATTTGGTTTGATCCTGTCTGTGCATACCACGTAAGACATTGTGACGGCTGGTGGCAATGTTCAACTGTCTAAATTCGCCACGCATGGCATCTGTGCTTTTCCATAGCTCGCAGAAGTCTCCACGTTCATCTGCATACTTGGTATGTTTGATAATTTCTACACCGGGCAATAGTTCGTTATGTTGCATTACCACACCTTTGAATAATCTACCACTTCGCTTTGGCGACTGATGTCTTTAACAAAGTAAACACACATGGGTCCTTCTTTGTTCATTTCCAAGGGTACTGCTAACATCTGTCCAGGTTTCAGTTTGGGGAAATACCATTTGACGTCTTGATAGATGTCCACAATCTCTACAGGATAAAAGTCTGGGCTGAAACTGGTCTTGGGATTGAAAGCAAATGCACTAAAGCCGCGATCGTTGATGCTGGTCAAGGGTACTACTTCAAGGTCGCCTACATCTTTTTCGCCAATTAGTAACTGCCAGTCTACGGGCATCTTGACAATGTGATTGCCAATCTTCAATACCAAGGCAGGACTGTTGAAGCTCTCCATGAAAATTAGGGGTATGTAAAAGTAATCAGGTTCCTTGGGGTTGCTGTTGTCTAGTACGCAGAAGTTGAGTTCGTCAACTTCATTGGGGATTTCATCAAGCTCGTAGGCTTGGTTTTGTAGTGTAAGTATACGCATAATTTATTATAACAGTTTTAGCCGCGCCAGTCTACCTTTTCCACCGTGAAAGGATAGTTCGCTTCCTTGTAGAAGGCCTTACGCTTTGTGAGGTGTCTCTTCGCAAACTTGCAGTTGCTAGTGATGTCCCATATCTCAACATGGTCTTTGTCCTCCGCTCGTCTAATGCCTCGCCCAATGCTTTGTATAACCCTAACAAAGCTCTTTCCGGGCTCAAGAAGAACCAGATTAAAAATACGAGGAATATTAAGACCCACAGCGGCCACACCATAAGTCGCCAGAAAAACCTTGTTAGTAGCAGTCGCAAATTCATCGTATTCCTCTTTCCTTGATGTGGCCTTAGTTCCGCCGTTTACAAATACAACATCGGGCTTGTCTTTAAGCAGGCTAAACAAGGTGCTGAGTTCTGCTTGCAATATCTTTCCTGTTTCAATCCTGTCTACTAGGATTAGGGTGTTGCCTCCCTCTTTGATCTTTTCTATGA